CTGGCGACCTTGATGTCGCAGCGCAAAACACCCAGCGGCCACGCCGATGTGTCGAGCACGTTGATCGAAGCGGTCCCGCTAACACCGCCGCTCACCACGGGAAGATTGGCGATCAGCGTATTCTGACTGTCGCGCAGCTGCGAGGTCACAGAGCAAGTCCCTAAATCGGTCGGCGTGCCGTCATCATTCGAGAACTGCAACCCGAGGATGAACGAAGCACCTTGCTTGAGCGGGATGGAGACCGACATGCGATCACTCGGCCGGTGCCGGCGGCGTGAAGCCGCCGGTGCCGTAGAGCCAGCGCTGCTCAACAGCCACACCGGGTGGAATCGCCACGAAATGCGGCACCAGATCGGGGTGGAAGCATTGCGCCAGCGCTACGCAATCAGGCGGCGTGAACAGCTCCACCACCACGCCGCCTTCCACCCGGGCATACTGGGCCATCTTCAATACTCCAGTTCAGCGAGACCGGCCCCGCCGGAACCGCCATTGCCTGTTGAGCTGTATGCGCCCCCACCACCGCCGCCCGGCGATCCAGCGCTGGCACCGCCGCCAGCACCGGCACGGCCGGAGCCGCCGAATGGTCCAGACGCGCCGTTTCCCGCGGAGAGCTGAGCGCCGTTCTGACCATCGCTGCCGAAATTGCCGTTCTGCGAAATGTCACCGCCGATATTTAAGCCGCCGTTGCCGCCCGCACTGCTCGAAGCCGTGCTCCAGTTCGCACCACTTCCTCCGGTGGCGGACATGAATGTGCCAATGCTGGTCGTGCCGCCGTTGCTGCCGGGATAGCTGCTACTGGCATTTCCGCCGGCACCGCCGCCGGCAATCGTGATCGGAATGGACTGGCCGGGCGTAACAGAAAATTCGCCTTCCGCCACGCCGCCCGCCCCGCCGCCGCCGCCGCTTTGAAAGGTGCTTCCGGATGGGTTGCACGCAGCGCCGCCGCCGCCGCCGCCGACAGCTTTGCCTTTGATCCGCAAGACCCACGCGGGCACGGTCCAGTTTTGAGAGCTGGATACGATGAGGCGGCGCTTCCCCGCCACGCTGCTGGAAATCTGATACCAGGCCGAGACGGCGTCACTTTCGATCCGCATAGCCTCGCCGGCAGTCATCGCGTAGCTGGTCTGCCCGCCTGGGGCCAGCGTGTCCGAACCGCTCGGATAGATCGTCACCGTGTTGCTGGTGTTGGTGTCCGTGCGCACGATACGCAGCGGGATCGGGTTGACGGCCGACACGCCATAAAGGCTGCCGCACAGGGCATTGGCTGGCGGCAGGGTGACGCTCACATTGCCCGATGCGGCGCTGACGAGCAGCAGCCCGGCACTGCCTTGGACGAGCGTGACGCTGCCAGCACCTATCGATGCAACGAAGCCGCCGGACATCCGCTTGATGACCTGCCAGAGCTGCGTGTTGTCCGCATCAGATGGCGCAATGCCGACAGCTTCAACGGGCAGGATGACGCTCTCCTGCACCCCGTTGAACCAGACCTGATCTTCCTCGGTGCCGTCGATGCCAGCCGCCAGGTTCTCGTTCTGCCAATAACGGCGGCCGCTGATCGTTGCGTAATTGGCCGCACTGACGCGATCAACCATGGTGCTACCCTGTGAACGAGAAGATGGGCTGCGTGTGCGCAGGGGCGTCGCGGAGAATGGCGGGCTGCACCGGGCTCGGCGTGATCGTGCCAAGCGAGGACGCGCCACAGCGGCTGCCACCGCAGTATGATTTCGTGACGGTGGTGGAAGGCAGCGTTACCACCCAAACGAACTGCGCAGGTGATGGTGCAAGCCGGTCAGCGCCGCAGCGCGACCTTCCGCAGACCGATGTGCGCTTCTCGGTGATGCTGATCGTCACGCCGAGCGATGCCGCAAGGCCCACGAAATAGGCAATGCTCTGACCGCCGCGTGCGGTCAGCCGTTGATAGGCCACCAGCTGGCGCTGCTGCTGGGTGACGTCGGTCAGATCGCGGCCATAGGGATCGGGTCCGAGCATCCGCTCGAAATCCGGCAGCAACGCCACCGCGGCACGCGGATCGACCTCGATCAGCTCCTCATAGGCCTGCTTCTCGAAGGTCGAGATGGCATCCGCCAATGGCCGCATGAAGGCTGCGAACATGCTGTCCGGCTCTTTGTTGATCGCCCAGCCTGGCGGCGAGAGCGCCAGCAGCTCGGCCATCACATCATCGGTGCTGCGCGCTACACCCATGTGATCGTGCCCAGCGTGAGAAGCTGTGTGGATGCGGGCACAACGTCACCGGCAGGGACAGTCCGCTCGAAGCTGTATTCACCGCCGACGCTGCTGATCGCGGCATCAAACCGGCTGTAATAGAGCGTGGCACCAATCTGCGCATCGGTCTGAAACGAGAGCGACAGCGCTGCCGTCACAGCGGCGCGGATCGCCAGCGTGTCGGGGTTCAGATGCAGGGTGAAGTTGGTCGGCACCAGCGTGGCGGCCAGGACGAACACGGCGGCCGTGACCGGCTTGGCGATATTGAGATAGGCCTGCACGATGGCGATCTCGGCCGTCGTTGGCGCACGCGGGCCAGCCATGGCGATGAACACGCCGACATTGCCGAGGCCGGTCCAATTGCTGATCACCTGGACATAAGCCACCGTGTCGAGCGCCTCTTTGGACCAGGTCGTATAATCGGCATTGCTGCCGCCCATGGCGGGCAGGCGAATGCGGGCGAGGATACGGGCGCGCCAGCTCTCAATCGCTTCGAGATCGGTGCCGCCGGACAGACCGGAGCCATCGCTCGCCGCCGCCACGATAGCCGCCTGCGGCGACAGGCCTGCCAGCGGGCTCACAACCTGCAACACGACGCCTGCCGCCAGATTGCTCGCACTGCCGTCGCTGGCGCTTCCAGCGAGCGGCACCGTGAACGTGCCTGCGGCAGGGCATGAGGTTGCGGCGGTGGTCGAGATGATCACGCCGGATGGGGCCGTGAACGTGAAGCCCGTAGGAACGACAACAGGGCCAGTCACAGTCACGCTGCCGTTGCCACGGGAGCCTGTCGGCTGAAGCCGCGGCACGCCCCAGATGCTGGCATGGCGCGACAGATAGGCCTGCGCCGTATCCGGCATCAGCTCCTGCGCCAGGTTCGCCTGGAACAGATACAGATCGAGGATCGCCTCTTCGGTGATTTTCGTGCTGGCACCGGCCAGCGAGTTCTCACTGCGGGCGTCGATACCCTCCAGCGCGGGCGTGCTCTCGTAGACAGAAGCTGCCTGGCTGGCGATGGCTCCCGCCACGGGCACAGGCCACGTCATGCGTTGAGCGCCATCTGGAGCGCCATCTCGGTATTGCCCACGCGCACGCGGTAGCCGAGCAGACTGGCCGACAACCATCGCACGGTGATCTGCACAGCAAGACCAAGATCGGTGTTCAGCCAGTCGCAGGCCTCGGAGAGATAGCTCTCGGCCGCACGGCGCGCGGCCTCGGTATGCTTCTGGCGCACCAGCAGCCACATGCGGCTGCCGGTCAGCCTGCCCTTCGGATTGAGGCTATCGCCAGGCCAACCGCGCTTCGAGAGCAGTGTGGATGGGTTCAGGAAATCCGCGTTGTCATCGGGCAGCCCGTCATCGTCATGCGCACGCCGGTCGCAGCCCACGCTCATGATCAGCGGGGTCGCAAACGTCCGGTCCAGCACGAAATCACGGCCGTCGAAGGCCATGTCTGCCACGCGCGTGACCGGGTTATAGACGAGAGCGATGTCCAACATGGCGGCAGTATCGCGCGGGTGCGAAGCTGCCGGCATACCCACAGGCGTGGGCTAGACAGTGATGGATGGAAGGCCGCTCTCGCCCGAGGGCGTCGGGTGCTCGTGCTCGTTGTGCGCATTGCGCAACGCAGCGAGCGTGCTGTGAGCGCCATTCTGATCCCTGATGTCTTGGCTGACAACCAGGTTCCCGATGATGGTGACGTTGGCGGTGATCGTCACCCCATTGGGTGCGGTCACCGCAATCTCCGGCGCTTGGATGATCACCTGATTGCCCGCCAGCACTTCGATGATGCCGCCGGCGCGCAGATGCACGCGGCTGCCATCCGGCCCATAGATGCATCGCTCGCCGCTGGCCTGCTTACCGAAGCGCGTGGGATCGCTCGGCGGCAACGCACGCAGATTGGCGATATCGCCACCCACGGCCATCAGCAACGCCTTGCCACCCACCTGCGGATTGCTCGCCATGCCCGCGCATTGATGCACTTCGATGCCGTGGCGGATCACCCCATCATGCGTCTGCACGTCGATTGTCTGCACCTCGCCAGTGTCATCGACCGCCAGGATAATGCCCTCGGTGATGATGCTGCGCAGGTCGCCGTAAAGCTCGTCGATCACCGGCTTAATCCGCCTTTAAGGGCGTGACGGAGGCATCGAGCTTCTTGCCCGTGCTGCGGCTGGTGGTGCGCTGGCGGCGCTTCTGCGCTTCGTTGATGCGGTCATAGGCGGTCACGCCCACGATGCGCAGCTCGGTCTTCTGGCTCTTGTCATCGAGCGAGAATTTCACGCCGGCGACCAGCATCGGCTTGTCGATATCGACATAGGGGTCGGTGACCGTCACCACCTGGTTCACCCGCCACAGCGCCTGCGACGGCCCTGCGCGCCATGACAGCAGATTGTAAGTCAGCTGATCACCCTGGCCGCGTGCCACCCGCAGCGCCCATTCAGCCTGTTCCTGCGTGGTGCTCATGCCGCTCTGGCTTCGGGTCAGCCGCACCGTTGGCCGGTAGCGTGTGATCTGTGGGTCGATAGCATGGCCGGTCATCAGCACCGTGCTGCGCACCGTGGTGGCAGCGCCTGGCATAGGTGCCACCGGCCCGGCCGACAGCGGCGTCACCGAGCTGTCCAGCGCCGCCGGTGTGGCAGACCGCGCGCGCCTGCCATCGGTCTGCCCCTTGACGTAGTAATCCGAGAACCTGCCATGCCAGCTCTGCTTCAGGCCACCGCCCTGGATGTTGCCGGGCCGTGTCAGTGGCGAGGGTCCAGGCTGCAAGCCGCCGCGCGTCAGCATCAGGCCTCCCACGCCATCGCTGACCAGCAACAGGCTGCGCTGCCGCGCCCCTTTCTCCAGGAACGCCAGCGCGGTTTCATGGGGTGCCAGAGAGAGCCGGTCGAAGGGATCACCGATATCAACGTCCGCGCGCGCGGTGATGCCGAAGGGCTGGCAGACCACATTCGCCACATGCAGCATGTCGACATTGTTGAACTCGGCCGGCCCCGATGGAAGGGCGGCGCAATCGACCAGATCGCCCGTCTTGTCGCGGCCACGCAGCGTGGCACTCAGCTTCGACGCATCCCAGCGCACGTCGACCTCGTCGATCCAGCCGATCAGCATCACCTCGCCGTCAATGGCGATGGAGCAGGCCATGCCGGGCCGCACGATCTCAAAGAACGGGCCCGGCATGTCGAGCTGCGGCAGTGACTGCGCGATACGGCCCTCATCGACATAGGTGACCTCAAATCCGCCCGCGATGTTCTGCAGGTCACGATGCACATCTGCGCGCGTCCATTTGCTCCACACCGCACCGGTGCCAGCCAGCGTGATCGAGAGCGTCGACAGACCACCTGTTCCGCTCACGCCAGCGCCTCGATGTCACCGGCGGGCACCATGGCCGGATGCGTCACCTGGTTGCGAGCGACGATATCGAGATATTGCGCGCGCACGGCGGAAGGCGTGTCGCCGGCGAGATATTGCGCCACCAGCCACGCAGGCATCGTCGTGGGCAGCAAGATCGTCACCACCGCCGGCAGCCTGCCGATTTCGCTGTTGATGTCCACCAGGAAGGCGGACCGCGCGGCAACCAGGCTGCGCCAGGTGCTGGCGGCGGCGGCGGGGTCCAGGCCTGCGGCATTGGCGGCCGAGATGATCACGCCATCCAGCGCCGCCAGCAGCGTGTTGCGCAAGGCAATCGCGTCTTGCTGGCTGGTGTAGACGATATCGCTCGCAGCTGAGAGCGTCTGGTTCATGATCATCGCCTGCATGGCGATGGCCAAGCTCGGCACCGGTGACATCGATGTCAGTCCAGAGAGCTTCGTGTTGGCTGCCAGCAGCAATGTGACAGCGTCACGCGGATCGGCAGCTTCAGGCGTCGTGGCGGCTCCGCCCGGCCCCACGGCA